TAGGGGTTTGGCAAGTAGGGCAGAGCTTGTCGCAACAACAGCAATAGTAGCAGTAGTAGATACAATAGGAATCGATGGAAGATATTGTTCTGTAAAGGATAATGTCTCCCATTGCGTTTCACAAATCTTTCCGTCAGGAGTTAATTTATATCCAATAACTTTTTCTGTTCCCGCCTGATTCAAGTCACCTATACGTCTTGCATTAGGTGGAGGACATTCTACTGGTCCTTCAGTACCACCTACATTTGTATCAGGTGTTGGTGGGGCATCTGGTATCTCAGGTGTAGGGGGATCTCCAGTATCAATACCTTCAGGTGTTTCATCTGATCCTGGATTTAAATCTTGCCAAGTTAGTCCTCTATAATCATAGTCTGCTGGTTGATAATAAGGAGCACCAGCATCACACAATACTGTATTACCTTTAGGGTCGTCATCGACCAACATCTTATTTCTTGATCTCTGCTTTACATTCTCCTTATGTACCTTTACACAACCAGGCATATTAACTATAGGAGTACCAGCAAGAACAGTAACAGGAACAGTTGGAGGGATTGCCTGTGGAGGTTCTGTCATCCACACTCTAGCATCAGCAATAACTCCTACACCAATAGGACTTATAGTTGTATTTGTTGGTCTAATAGTTTGTACAAATTGTATTCCAGTACCATTAACCTGTATCAAAGGTATACCTTCCCCACCAACAACAGGGATATTAGGTATCGTCATGATACTTTACCACCTGTACAATTCCATTCAGAATTAGGATCCGTTTTCTCCATATAATTAAATCCACTACCTTCAGGGTATATGTATTGTCCATTCTCATCAAACTTACCTGAAGTGTCTGCTATCCTAGACTCCTTTGATGGATACTTAGGGTAAGGTCTTATCCCTGCTCTCATCTCATTACCTTTCCTTCTTCTCATCTGATTACCAGTCTCATGGTCTTCAGGCATTTGTGGCCAAGAAGACCCTAAGATTTTTTTAATATCTTCTTTAGTGTAACCAGACATTACTTATCTTTCCAACCACCTGCTTTTAACCAGTTGTTGTAATGTGGATTGTCCC